TGAACGTTAAGTTTTACGATCGCTAATCGACCTGCTGCAGTTTTATCAACTGCACCTTCTGCTACTGAAGCTTCATCATCAAATCCTACAATCTTCATATTTAAAGTTGCAGATCCTGATGCGATAGTTGCTGTTGCTAATTCTCCTAGAGAATAACCACTTGAGTCAGTTCCTGTGATTGCTGTTGCAAAGTTTGCATTAGCAAAAAGAGCATTATCAGGTAGTGCACCATCAGCATTGATAACAAACAATGCATCTGGATTATCACAAACATATGCTATAGCTTCAGTTGACGCTTTAATTGCTGCGTAACCTGGCCAGTATGCCGACCATGTTGGAGTGCCATCAGTTGCAATATATTTGCAACCCATGAATACACCTAACAAAGGAACGGTACCGCCATTGGCATTTCCTGGTAGATCTATTAATCCGCTAGCTAGTGGTATTACTGGTGTTCCAGTGTAAATTTTACTGGTTGAACCAGTAGTTAAGCCATCGAAGTTAAGATGATACGCATTAATGCCTTGATTGTTATAGTTTGCACCTGATTTTTCGTAAGGACGTAAACCAAATGCAGCATCTATATTAGCCATAATGTGTCTCCTTTAGACTGTGAAGTGGTAATATAGATCTTGCCCATCAAGATTTTTTATCACCACCAAATGTGACACGTGATTGTCTCTCTTTAGAAATAGGCATTGAAGGATGTTCCTCTTTCATTAAATCGTTGTCAACGGATTGTTGCTGATCATTTGTAAGATTAGCAAAATACTCGTCTCTAGACTCTTTAATTTCAAGTGGACAACGCATCAACATTAATCCACCAACCGCAATAACACCTTTAAATTTTCCCTCAGTTAAATGAGGTAAATCTAATCTGTCAGGATATTCACTTGCTTTAACAGGTTCATAGCCTGATCTAATTCTAGCGGTAACATTTTTATCATCAGCGTTACCTCTAAATTCAAATCTTACCCACCGATGGTGAAAACCTTCAGGGGGCTCAGGTGCATCTAAGTTAGACGGTGGAACCCATGCTCTTTTACGAGATGTCATTTCACGAGTCTCTTGTTTGCGCGAAGTTTTGTCTATTTTAGTCTCAGTCATTTACGCCTCCTTCACGTGTTTTGCGTATTCTTCGAGTGGCACACCAAGTCTTTTAGCTATTGCTATCTGGGAGGGTGTGAGTCTCACTACCTTGCGTCCATTTTTATTCGATCTATTAGCAGAGGCAACCGCTTGGACTGGTCGAGTGCCTTTGTTTTTATCCTCAAATTTATGAGGAAACTCTTTTTTTATCCGATTGTCAAGTTCATTATAGTACTCATCTGACTTTCCGTCAAATCCTTCTTCTTGAATAAGTTTTTTATGAATAGATAATGCCGTATAAGTCATTCCTTCGTTTGTTCCAAACCACGGATTTTTTTCTGCCCATGCCTCAGCTTTAGGATCAGGTTGTGGTTTAGGTTGTTCAGCAGGTTTTTCTTCTGTTTTTACTGATTCCTTTTTTTCTGAACGTTGTTTTAGAGAAGCTTCAGCTCTTTCTTCTTCAATTGCTAATCTTGCAATAGCTTTTTGAGCCTCTACTTGAGCTTTTGCATCTCCTGCATTAATAGCTTGTTGTAGAACGCTCTGAGCTTTATCCATTTCTGAGGACACTCTTTTTTTGTACTCGTCAAGATATCCTTCATCAACTTTGACAACTTTTCCTTTAAGATCATCACGTTCTTTTTTAATAGAGTTTGCATACTTTAAAGCTTCTTCTTTTTGTCTTTCAGCCTCACGTATTTTAAAAGTAAGTTTATCAATTCTTTTTTTGACTGATTGAGAATACTCTTCTTCTTCGTTGTGATCCTTGTTTTCTTCTTTTACTTCTTCAGTGTTTTCTTCAACAGTTTCAGTGTTTTCTTCAACTTGGTCTTTAGCGTCGTCTTTTATTTCTACATCCATTGACTCACCTGATGTATCAATAGGAACAGTTTTATCTGTTTCCTCTTTTGTATTTAATATTGTTGGCATGGTCCCTCCATGTTAAATTAAGTTAGGCGGCAGTATATCTCGTGGATCATCAACTACTGCCAATACTTCATCATCGTTGATAATTCTTAGCTCACCACCATCTATTTTGATTCGTGAACCAGCATATTTGGTAATGATAATCCAATCACCCTCTTTGCACCAAGGACCAGTTGGAAATTTAACATCATCTTTATATGCTAAATTACCTACTTTTAAGACTTTACAAATATTTGTAGATACTTGTGCTTGTTCGATTGTATCATCTGTTAAATGTAAGCCTCCTGATGTTTTATTTTCAAGTTTAAGAGGAAAGATAGTAAGTCTCCAACCAGCAGGTTGAGGTACTTTTTCTAGTTCTTTTTTCTTTTCATCGATTTTTTTCTTTAGACCTTTTAAAACGTGGTCTGGGACGACAAGTTTAGGTTTGTCATTTATAAGGGTTTTATTCATTCTCGCTCCATTTTCTTTAGCAGGCTTATGAGTTCCTGTTCTTCTTGTTTAAGTGCATCAAGTTTTCCAGTAAGATATCTATAATCTTCCCAACTTTTACACAATCCTCCTAATATAGCTTCTTCTACTTGCTTTTGTCTAGCAATTAATTGATCTTTATAATAACTAAAAAAATTTTCTATGCGCATGATTTCATTTGATCCGATAATTTTTTACAGCGATTTGGAGTTTGACGATTCCATTTCGAGTCTAACATTTCTAGACTTGCCCCTTCAAAATTTCGGTCTTGCAGGCATTTCCACATATTTTTGAACTTAGACACGCCTGTAGGTCCAAGCTGAAACACCATTTCTGTGATAGTGTGCTGCGCTAAAATAGGTAAATCAGCCACACCATGATCTTGCATGAGTTGCCTAGCTTTACCAATTGCTTTATTTAAATCTTTATCAAATACTTCTTGTAGTTCTTTTTTAGTATATGTTTTACCATCTTCAAACTTATCTTCGTGTACTACTTTATGTCCCCAGCCAATTGTACGGAAGCCTTCCGTATCCATGTACACGTGATCTTTAAAACCTTCGGATAATTTTACTGAACCAGCTAATTCGTCGTATGTCATAATTCCTATCTAAACGCTTTTGTTTTTTTAGCAATAGATTTTGGTTGTTTAGAAAATTGTTTCCCCTTTTTCTTTGCTTTTCTTTTAGCTTTTGTCGTAGCAGCATACTCCTGTGGAGATAAGCTTTTTATTGCTGCACTTGGTAAATAACGCTCTCCAGTAACACTTGATTTTTTTCCAGATTTTGTTCTCCATTTTTGTTTTCCCCAATCTTTTAAACTTTTTTGTGATTTAGCTAGTGCCATTATGATTTATATCCACCACCTGCTTTTTTATAAGCCTTAGCAAGAGCTTGCGCCTTCCTGGCACTCCATTGTCCCGCGCCAGTCCCATGAGAAGCTTGTGATTTAATACGATTAAATATTTTTTTTCTTAATTCTGGCTTAGTGTAATTACCTGCTTTATTAACAGTTGACTTACTTTTTTTCTTAGCCATTATTTTTTTCTTCTAAGTTTAGATAATGTTTTAGCAAATCTTGCACGTTGACCTAATTTACCTTTTGCTTTAGCGGCTTTATTTAATTTGCTAGCAGGAATTTTTTCTCCTTTTTTTACACCTAATGATTTACGTAAAGCACCAGGTTTTTTAATTGCTTTTTTAATATCTAATTTACCACCTTTAGAAAAAGAAACAGGAGTATCAATAACAGATCCTTCTCTTGATCCTTTTGCCATTCCACCCTTTTTTTTCTTAATGACGCCTCTGCCAATAAGAACGTCTTTTCTAGTTATTTTACCGTCACCACTAAGATCAGTTAATTTTCGTTTTTTCATTTAGCAATTCCTTTCGCCTTTTCGAAGGAGCGCATACCCGCGACGCCGAGCATTGAAGTGACAATGGCTAGTAAGGGCCCAGTCTCGATGGCAGGCGGTACAATATCCATACCTGAAAATTTTGCATACCATTCAATACATGGCGATAATATAAAAGCAAAAAATAAGGCTAGGGCTCCACACCAGCCTATAGCTGGTCGCCAGCCAGCAACGAATACGCTGCGGTGGCTGGCTTCCTTTGCATTAACATCTAATTGTTTTTCTGCAAGCTTTTGTTTTATGCGTTGCATTAAAATTTTTTTATCTAATTTCTCTTCTTCTGAAGTATGAAGTTCATCAACGACTTTGGTGATAGTTTTCAAAGCTCCGCCTTGTCCTCCACCTAATAAACCGCCGATTAAATTCAACATTGTTTAAGCGCCTCCTGTTATTTGGCTTAAAATAAAAAGAACAATAATAGCGACAATGCCCGCTTTAATCCAGTCCTTCATTTTCCAGTCCGACCACTCTTTCAAATGTTCCCATAAGTCTTTAAGTAGATTCATAAAACCTCCTTTGTTAAAGTAGCGAAGTATACTATTTTAAACCTTTAAATGCTACCTTTTTAATCTGCATTTTACTACGTTGACCTTTTGGTCCAGAACCTAAGTTTTGAGTTACTTTTGGTCCTTCCATCGTAGCACTATAAACATCAGCAATAGCAGTTTTATTTACATGAGGTCCTGCATAAGGATTCATGTCCTTTGAAACTGTCATTTTAGCATTAGGATATAGTGAACCATTTATGAATTTTGGTTTAGGATTGTTAAGCGCCATATTATCTCCTAGTGTATTGTTGGTTTGTTATCTTCTAATTCTTGTATCGCATGTTGCACAAAGAGTAAAGCATCGACTTCAGTATAACCTTTTCCCATAAAAAGCTCTTTTACTTTTACCATTAACACTTCTGCCATAATAAGGGCATCGGTGGAAGATTTTACATTTTCTCTAGCAAAATTATCAAGTTTAGAAATATAATCATCAAAAATTTTTTGTGCATTAAAAATAGAGCTCATATTTAAAAATCTTTATTTTTTTTATATTGAAATCCAGGTCCTTTTGCTTGTCGATCAAGTTTTTCAAGGTTTATTTTTGCTCTTAACATAGCAATATCTTCTTGTGAATCAATACGCGCGTTATCAATTTTATCTTTTTGTTGTAGTTTTTGTTGCTCAAAACCAAGTTTTGTTTGATCAAATTGTAGTTTTGCTTGATCATTCATTGCGCGTTGTTGTAGTTCTTGTTGTTTTAATTGAATAACAGGATCAGGTTGACCAGCTCCACTCATTTTAGCTTGTAATTGTTGTGTCTCTGCTAAGAATTGTGCTTCAAGAACAGCTATTTGACCTTGTGTCATATTTTCTAAATCAGGACCTTCAGCCACTTGACCCATTTGTTGTTCTGCTTGATTAATCTGCATTGCAACGGCTTCTTTAGCTTTAAGAGTAATGTGCTGTAGAATATGCTTATTTAATTCCACTGCTATTTGTGGCATCATTTGGACAATAGGAGATAAACCAAAAGTAATATGAGCTTGAATATGCGCATCATGATTTTGCCCTTCGTATGCCTCAATCTTGTCACTATCTATAAGTTTTTGATTTTCTTGCGTTGGGCTCATTGGCTCTGGTTTTTCTAATTTCATAATTTTATCAATATCACTGACGCCCAGTGCCTCATACATTCTAATGTAAGCTTCTTTCACGTTATGTAATTGTGGCGCTGATGTGGCAAGTTGTAATTGTGTTTGTGCCAATTGAATTCGTTGTGCCATAGAAAATATATTAGGATCAGCCACAGGAATAATATCCACGCGTTCATCAAAATCAGTTTGTTTAATTTGTCGGTCTCCACCTACTACCGCATAAGGATATTCATCAGGTAAATATGATTGAATAACATTTGCTAATAACTTGAATTCTTTTTGCATCGCATAATACATTCTTTTGTGAATAGTACTCATGATACGTGAACCACGCTCCAGTAAAGCAATAGTTGTTCCTACAGGTGCTTGTTGATTTGCATCACCNACTTGCATGTCAGCAATTTGCGCAAAACGTTGACCTGCTTGTACAACAAATCCAAGTAAACCAAATAATGTCTGTGATGGTTCTTTGTATGGAAGAGGAAGTAATCCTTCTCGAATAGCGCCCGACGGTGCATCTACATCTCTGAACTCACCTGGTTGTAATGGGTCATCGTTGTCAGCGATCCGTAGACCACGTGTCTTGAAACCCGCAGGTAAATTCGCTAATGTTCCAGCATCAATCAATTGACGTAAAGCTTGTGTCGCGGTTCGCGATAAACCACCAATTAAATGTATTAATCCAAATCCATAAAATCCAAGACCTGGTAAAAATTTAAAGTGAACAAAGTACTGTTTCTTTTTGTATAACGGATCGTCCTCCGCGTAATTTCTTCGAATAGATAAAACCTTGCCTGACGTTTCGTCAATCGTCACAATGTATGGTAATTTAATACCTGTTGGTTCTCCACTACTATCAACATTTTCAAAACCCTCTAAATCTAAATCTACATGCATTTCTAAAAGCGTAACAATGTAGGAGTCACCTGTTTGTTGAATACCGTCCAAGTTAGCAATAGTGCTTTGAATATCTCCTGTACTGTATGTTGCTGTTTCAGGCGGAGCAGGATTAATATCAATGTCTCGGTAAAAACCTGCTACTTGTTTTTTGCGTACATCATTTTCTGTTAACTTAACAACATGCGTGATGCGCTCGCATGAATCTAAATCGGTCGCGCTATACGGAACAATAAGATCTTCCGCAGGAACAAACTTTGATACGGCACGTCCTAGTTGTCCATCATAATAAACTTTTTTAAAAGTCGACCCACTCAGTGGTAAATAAAATAACATTTGATCGAGCTCAGGGGTGTACTCTTCCATGACATTGGTAATTTGATAATTCATGAATTCTTTCACACGTTGTGCTTGTTGATATATTTCTACTGATTCTTTTCCCACGACACGCGTTCGAACAGGTCCATCAGCAGGCATCATTTCTTTAAAAGCCGTCGAACTAAATTGTGTAACTGCTTCGGCTAATAAAGGGTGAGTCACGGAACTCGCACCACGAAACGGTCTTGTTCTTTCTTGAAACTTTACTCCAAGTAGCTCTAACCCTTTTGTATAAGTAGTTGCCCATTCATCTCTTGATGATTTATCACTTTCAAAATCTGCCATCAAATCACTAGCAATTTTTCCTAGATCATTGTCATCCATATTTTCTGCAAGGTTTGCATAAAAATCTTCTTCTATAATAGGTTCATCAGAAACAATTGTTTCTTCTGTCACTACTTCAATTTCTACAGGTTCTTCGTTTTTAATTGCTTCTTCAATTGTTTCACCAACAACAGATTGTATTTTTTGATCTATATTATTTTCGGCCATATTTTTTTATACCCCATGTACGTTAATAAATCCACCAAAATGAAATTTTGGTATCTCCACAGGTCCCCCTAATTTTTTCTTTGTTATTTTTTTGGTGGCGTCTGTGATTGTTTTTGATTCTTGTTGGAGGAGTTTTGCGAAGAACTTCGTAAGTTGTTCTGCATAATAATAGACGTTTGGCCTGTCTCCACCTTTGGTAGTTGTTGAGGAGTCGTCACTAAAGTTGTTTTTAAAACTGCCACCTTGTTTATCCTTTTTCCAATTGTTTACCAATTTCTCTAATTCTATTTCAGATATATACGTATTGGCATCCAAATTCAAATCATTTGTAATATCATTAAGCTGATTTTTTGTGAATTCCTCTATATAAGGCAATATATCCGCCTTTTTTAGGGGAGAATTCTTAATGGCATCTTTATCTATAATAATACGAATTCCTGCTTTACCATCTACAACGATAGGTTGATATCCTCTAAACAATCCATTAGGATCCGCATTTATAATTCTTTCAAACAACGATTTTAACGTATCACTGTTGCGCAAATTTTCTGAACCATCTTCCACAATATCTAAAGAAAAATGTTGAGGATTTTTTGTTAGTTCTTTTGCTGTATTTACCCATACCTCTGTTTGATTAAGCATGTAAGCTAATTTAGCCGCCGCATCTTTAGCTGCCTCTTTCGACATATATCCTTGTTGCACGGTTGACGGATTTTGATACAATTCCCATCCACCCGTACCATGCACGGTACCACTAAAATCTACTCCTGTTAACTCATTAACATATTCAATTGCTTTAGCTGTTACTTGTTCGCTTACTTTAAATTTTTTATCATCAGGTAAGGCATTATATTTTTCTCCGTATTCCACGAACCACGGAGAACCTTCGCCAGGATCTACTTCCATTGAAAGACGACGCAAGTTTCTATTGAGCGCCATATCAATATCACCACTTGTTCCTAGTTCACCATACATCTTTGTTAAGTTCATCCATCCAATGGCTTGAACCTCTGCAGGCGTCCAATCATTTTTACCCTTCCAATTAATTTCATTTAAATATTTTGTTAGCCCTTGACCAAAGAGAGCTCTGTTTTCATATTTGGTTCCCGTGATACCGCCCGCACCAAAATCGACCGATAAATTATCAGGAACATTATATCCTAGTTGTCTTAATTTATTAATATACGTTGGATCTATCATTCCCGTATCTCTTGCGGTGTGAACGTCGACCACGAACGGCGAACCGCCTGCCGTGTCATCATTCATAATGGAACGGGTATCTTTTCCTTCGCCCGCATCAATGAAATCAGATATCTTTGGACCAATACCACTTTCAATATCTTTGCCATAAATAATACTTTTGATATTGTTCGTCGGAGCGGGAAGCCCTTTTCCTTTTACGTCGTCAAACGGGACACCTCTTTTGTATTGCTCATAAATATACAACACATTCGTCAAGGCATTTGTTGGCGATTCATTAATTTGTCCTGATAACCATGCGCGCGCAATTTTATCACGAAGATCTTTGTCTCCT